GAGTGAGAGATAATGTGGTGGAATATTTAAATGAAGCTGCAAAATTAGGTGGTACATATGAAGGTAGTATTACTCAGATGTTAGGAGAAGATAATGAATTATACTTCTTGGAAAACAATGTAAGACCATATACACATAACTCATTTCCAATACCATTTGGTGGTAATGAATACTTAGATGCATTTAGAAACAATCCACAGAAAATAGGAGACTGGTTTGAAGGTCGTAAATTTCCTAAATTAGTATTTCAATCTGAAACTATTACTCATCCAGAACAAAAAACAATCATGAAATATCCAATGCATTTACATGAAAAGTATAATGTTCATGTACCTACAGGATTAAAGTATGAAGGTGAGGATTTTTGGTTAGATGATGGTGCAGTAGTTCTAGTATTTGAAGATGAAATCAATCAAGATTTTGTGGAAGAGATGAAAAAAGAAACTAATTTAGTTCCATATTTGGGAAACTAAAATCTTAAAAGTTATAAATACAATAGTAAAACAAAAAAAGTTTCTCTACAGGGAACTAATAATTTAAGAACAGGAGAAAATTATGTCTTTATGGGGTAATTCAGATGCAGACGAAGCCAAACCAAAGTGGTTGACCGCTGCAGAAAAGAAACTAACTTTTGCAACTGCAAAAGGTTGGGTATTTAAAAAGTCTGATAATCATCAAGAAGAAGTTCTTTGTGCTATAGGGGAACTTGCAACTTCAATCGGTCAAGCAGACATCACAGACATCACTTGGGTGACAACTGCATTTGATAAATCAGATGGTGGTACTTTGTCAGCAACAGTCACATTCAACGAAAAAGTGACAGTAAATACAAGTGGTGGAACACCTACACTTTCAGTGACCAATGGAAACCAAGGTTCTGGTTCTGGAAGAGGCCCACACTTACTTGCATATACTAGTGGTTCATCTACTAACAAACTTACATTTAGTCTTGCAATTGGAGCTGCAAATGCAGCCACAAATGCAAATGATGTATTAAGTTTTGGTGCTAACCCACTTGCATTAAATAGTGGAACAATCGTTGATAGAGCAGAAGGTGGTAATGCAACAATTACTTCATCTGCTTCAATCGGAACTGCAGCTGGTACAATAACTGTCACTGCTTAATTGGGGAAATAAATTATGATGGTATACAGACTTAGAGGAACAGAAGCTGCATTAGGTACTTCAACAGGTGCAGCTTCCAATTTTAGTCGTGCAAAATATGTTAGACTAATAAATGGTGGTGCATCTACAACAAGACATCTAGTGACACTAGAACAGTCAGACGGCACTGATATCGGAACTATAACTCTTTCTGGTGGTGAAGAAGTAGTAATTAAAAAAGACCCAACAGACCAATTATTTGCAGCTAATGCTGCTGTATTGGGTGTTGCAGTAAGTGTAGGAACATAGAACTATGAAATCATTTAAAAAACATATAAGAGAATCTTATAATGACATGTCAAGAGATGTCAAAGGTCGTGTCCCTCTTGAAGACTTACATAGGTTTTCATCAGATTCAAAAGTTTTAAGTAAGTTAAATACTTGGATAGGTGACATTGCAGATAGAGAACACATTACAGTTGAAGCTGCAATGCAACAATTATATAGAAAAGTGACTCAAATTGGTATTCAATTTGAACCATCAATCACAGAAGATGAAGTTGGAGACAATGGTTCAAAAGATATACCTATTTCACAATATGGTGGAAGAATGGGTAAAGACCTAGAAGGTAATGACATCAATGATAATTTTATTGATGCAAAAGGTTCAGACTTAAAATTACATGTTGAATGGGAAAGACAACCTAACATGATGTTTAAAGTTGTTGCATCAGTTAAATAACTTTTCTAACATTGCACCTATATACTAGTATTAAACTAGGATATAAATTATGAAATTATTTGAGAAGTTGACAGACGAAAACTTCACCATGTTTGCAATGCAGTGTTATGATAACCCACAATGTACTTCCATGGAAGAGTTTATGGAAGACCTTAGAAGGTTTAGATATCTAAAACGACTGTTAAGAAGATACTACAACAATGGTGAACTAAGAGAGAGATTGATTCTAAATCATCTCATAGTCATCTTCAATATATTTGGATTCAAAAACTCAGTAAAGATGTTAGAGTTCAAAATAGACCTAGAGTACTGGCCTGTACTTAAAACTTGTTTAATTTATATGGACTATGTTCAAGAGGATTGGAAAACAAATGTCCCAGTGGATATGGAAGTAGCACAGGTATTAAGAGAACTATGACACAAATTAAATTACAAGAAGGTGCAATGGGTGTAGTAGATACTGTAATAGTATTTCGTATCCTAAAGATGATGACCAGAAAGTGGAGTGAAATGGATGCACATAAGTTTGGTCTTATAGATGATAATGGTAAAAGAATCAAAGGTAAAAAACCAAAAACCTCAGAAGAAAAAAACTCTTACACATTACTTCACAGATTAGTATTCAATTTAAAAAGAGTTCTTGAACTACTACCATTTGGTAGAACAAGACTTGCATCTTACGCTGCATCATTAGCACTTCTAAAAGAACATTTTAATCTTGATGGAGATGCACTTGAAAAACATTTCTATGAGTATCTAAGAGAGAATAACTTAACTTTAGATTTATTAGAAGGACATGATAACCTAAATAATTTAATAAAGGGTTCAGAGTATGAACTTAGATTATCTGTTTGGAATGAAGAAGATGTCATAGGAAAAAGAGGTGACAGAGTTCAAGTTTTAGGAAAGACTGATAATGTTATGGGAGTCGATATATACAAAGCATATAATATTGACCAAGACCAGTCAATGTTAATTACAGGACACGATGTTAAATGAAAAGATTTAAAGACATGTTTGAAGATGCACCAGTAAATTCAACTGGAGATGCAGTTTCGACTAATGAACCCATTGTTCGTAAAAAGAAAAAGAAAAAAGAAGATTCCTCTGGTAGAGAAGTAGGTACACCAGAACTTTTAAGAAGATATGTAGATGATACTCCAGGCCAATCAATGAGTGAAGCAAAAAAAGATATGACTGCAATATCTTCATGGAAAAAGAAAATAAAAAAAATTAAAGGTCTTTCTAAAGACCAAATGCAAATACTATCTACAATACCCACACCAGTACTTACAAATATAATCAACACAGTTGGAATGGTTGTTTCTGGTGATGAACCAGATGAACATGAACCTCATGTAAAAGATAAAGAAAAAGAAAAAAAGAAAGTAGTTCTTAAAGGTTCACTTGCATCTGTAAATGAAGCAAGACTTATGACAGATGGTAAGTTAGTGACAGGTGTTGAACAAGTTCTAGATGTCATAACTAAGAAACTTAAATCTGAGATGGGTAAAAGATATAAAAGAAGTCAAAAAGATGGTATGAATTTTATCAACTCTATTGCAAGAATGGTAGGAATGACTGCATCAGATAAAGGTCAAACAAAAAACAGAATGTTTTTGAGAATGGGTGAGGAGTTAGAAGAAGGTCTTTGGGATAACATCAGAAAGAAAAAGGCAAGAATTAAAGCTGGTTCTGGTGAAAGAATGAGAAAAAAAGGTGAAAAGGGAGCTCCTACATCAGACCAAATACGAAGAGCTCAAGAAGAATGTTGTGCAGAGTGTTTAGGATATTATGACCATCAACTTACAGAAGCAGAATATCAAGGTAAGAAAGTCACTTTAAACGACCCTATAAGGACATCAGAGAACCCTAACAAGAAGTTTAAAGTATATGTGAAGAATGAAAAGGGTAAGGTTGTAGTAGTTAGATTTGGTGACCCTAACATGGGTATAAATCGTGACAATGCAGAAAGAAGAAAGTCATTCAGAGCAAGACACAATTGTGCAGACCCAGGCCCTAAATGGAAAGCAAGATATTGGTCATGTTATCAGTGGAGAGCAAGTGCAAAAGTGGATAACTAAAATCTGGGATTGGATAAAGAGTGCATTTTGGTGGTTCATAAATTTATTCAGAACTAGATACGAAATTACTGTATCCTTTAATAAAGAATGGGGTGATGCAGACGACAGAACTTACATTGCTAAAAGACTTCACAAACAAAAAGAGAAACATCTCAAATTCACAAATGAAGATAATGAGGTGATTGAATATCGTAGTGCAGCTGGACTGAACTATATAATAAGGGAGTTATAATGTTAGAAAAAATATTATCAGAAAGATTAAATGTAGATGTATCTACAATTACAAACGAATCACATATTGTTGATGATTTAGGTGCAGATTCATTATCTGTAGTTGAAGTAATCATGGATATCGAATCTCAGTTTGGAGTTGAAATACCAGATGAAGATGCAGAAAATCTTTTTACAGTTGCAGAAATCAAACAATGGATTGAGGATAATTCATAATGCAACAGATTTTAATAGGAGTTATTTTAGTGTTAGGTCTTGGTTCATGGTATCTATTCAATGAAAACCAAACTCTAACTGCAAATAATCTTGCACTTGAAGGTGCAGTTAAAGAACAACAAGAAACAATGAAGATAATGCAAGAATCTTATGAGAAACAAGGTAAAGCATTAAATCAGTTGTCTAGAAAAAATGCACAGATTGAACAAGAAATGAACTCATATCTAGATATTTTTAGAAGACATAATTTAAACCAACTTGCAGTTGCAAAGCCAGGAATGATTGAAAAGAGAGTAAACAATGCAACTCAAGAAGTATTTGAGAGTATAGAAAATGACAGTAAAGAATTGGACTCGTTGGACGACATTAATTCTGATATCAACCCTAACAATTAGTGGTTGTTCTTTAATACCAACGAAGAAAGTAGAAGTAGTAAGTAAACCATTAGAGATTGATATAATTCAACCTACAATGCCAAGGAACATTGATTTGAAAGAACCAAAGTTCTATGTGGTATCAGAAGCAAAAATAACTAATCCATGTGTCAAAAACGAAGAAACAGGAAAAAGAGACTGCTCACTCGGCAAAGAAAATCCAGATTGGCCAGAAGGTTATACTTATCTAGATAGATTCTTAGATGATATGAAAAGGATGAACTCTGGAGATGTTGTATTCGTTGCAATGTCAATCAGTGATTATGAACTTATGTCATATAACATGCAAGAACTACGAAGATACATTAGAGAAGTACAAGAAGTTGTAGTTTACTATAGAAATGTGACCATCAAAAATCCAGATGGAACTACCACAGAAGCACAAGCTGCAGTCGTCACAAAAAATTAAAACCAATGTCTAGATATTCGTAAGAGAGAACGAATATTACCTTGACAAATCCCAGACTTATAGTATTATAGATATATGTCTTTGTGGATTGATAAAAAATACCTTAAACTGGTATCCTCTAGGTTGAGGAATGGTAAGTGGAAAGATGATAAACTTTTCAATCATTCGTGTACCTATTGTGGAGACAGTTCCAAGAATAAACTAAAAGCACGAGGTTATCACTTTGTGCATAAGGACACTTATGTCTTTAAATGTCATAATTGTGGTCATTCAACTAACATAGGTATTTTTCTCAAAGACCACGATGATATGTTATACAAACAATGGGTCATGGAAAAGTTTGGTAAGAAGAACGATACCAGACCAGTTGCAGAACAGAACTTTACTTTTGAACCACCAAAGTTTAAATCTAATCCACTTGCAAAGTATTCTAAAGCAGAAGACAGTCAATTATGTGTTGATTATTTGACTAGAAGACAGATACCAAAAAAATGGTGGAAAGATTTTTACTTTGTTGAAAATTCACAAAGTCTAAGTTCGATAAATTATAAGTATAATAAGAGAGTTTTAGGAAACGACCCAAGACTTGTTTTACCTTTCTATGACAGACAAAAAAATCTGATAGGACTAACAGGTAGAGCATTAAATGATTCACAACTAAGATATTTAACATTAAGATTCGATGAAGAAAAACCATTAATTTTCAATCTCGACAAAGTTGATTTCAACAAACCTCTTTATGTTGTTGAAGGGCCAATTGATTCTCTATTTCTGGACAATTGTATTGCAGTAGCAGGTTCAGATTTCTCTAAGGTGACAAATGAAATAAGTAAGAGTAGTTCTACTCTTATCTTTGATAATGAACCAAGGAACAAAGAAATCATCAAAAAGATGAAGTCTATTGGTGACCAAGGTTATAAAGTTTGTGTTTGGCCAGAGACAATAAAAGAAAAGGATATTAATGATATGGTACTCAATCAGATACCAAACATCATTGATGTGATTACAAATAATACTTTGCAAGGGTTATCATTAAACCTTGCAATCAACGATTGGAGTAAAGTATAGTGAATGGTAATGGATTGAGTATCATAAAGAGGGATGGGTCAAAAGAAAAATTAAACCTAGATAAAATACACAAAATGGTTGAAGCTGCATGTAAAGGTATCAATGGAGTTTCAGCATCACAAGTAGAAATGAGTGCAAATCTATCATTTTATGATGGAATGACAACTCAAGAAATACAAGAGACATTGATAAAGTCTGCATCTGATTTAATATCATTAGATGCACCAAATTATCAGTATGTTGCATCCAGATTATTATTGTTTGCAATTCGTAAAGATGTATTCAATACTAAATGGAAAGACAGTAAAATATATCCACCATTGAAAGATATAGTAGAAAGAAATATAGAGAATGGTGTATATGATAAAAACTTAATAAATTATTATGATGAAGATGAATGGAAAAAACTAAATTCATTCTTAAATCATAAGAGAGACATGTTGTTTGCATACGCGGGTCTCCAACAGGTTGTGGATAAATATCTTGTACAAGACAGGTCATCTGGTAAACTGTATGAGACTCCACAGTTTATGTATATATTAATTAGTGCAGTTCTGTTTAAGGACTATCCACAGGAGATAAGATTAGATTATGTTAAAAAATATTACGACGCGATTAGTCAATTTAAGATTAACATCCCTACACCAGTTATGGCTGGGGTTAGGACACCTCTTCGACAATTTGCTAGTTGTGTTTTGGTGGACAGTGATGATACTCTTCCAAGTATCTTTTCTAGTGACATGGCTATTGGTAGGTATGTTGCACAGAGGGCTGGAATTGGTATTAATGCTGGTAGGATTCGTGGAATTAATTCTAAAATTAGGGGTGGAGAAGTTCAGCACACTGGAGTTATCCCTTTTCTCAAGAAATTTGAATCCACAGTCAGATGTTGTACACAAAATGGAGTTAGGGGTGGGTCAGCTACTGTCCATTTTCCAATCTGGCATCAAGAAATTGAAGACATTATTGTCCTCAAAAACAATAAAGGGACAGAAGATAATAGAGTCAGAAAGTTAGACTATTCGATTCAGTTATCTAAATTATTTTATGAACGATTCATCAACGATGAAGATATTACTCTCTTCTCTCCTCACGATGTGCCTGACCTCTACGATGCATTTGGAGAAAGTGAGTTTGATGAACTATACGAAAAGTACGAGAGAGCATATTCTATCCCTAAAAAGAAAGTAAATGCAAGAACACTGTTTATGGATATGCTCAAAGAAAGAGCAGAAACAGGAAGAATTTATATTCAGAACATAGACCATAGTAATAGTCATAGTTCATTTCTAGATAAGGTAAACATGAGTAATCTATGTCAAGAGATTACATTACCTACAACACCTATTCAACATCCAGATGATGATGAAGGTGAGATTGCACTTTGTATATTATCTGCAATCAATGTAGGTTCGATAAAACTAGAAGAACTACCAGAACTATGTGACATTGCAGTTCGTGGATTAGATGAACTAATTGAATATCAAAAGTATCCAGTAAGAGCTGCAGAGGTATCTACTAAAGCAAGAAGAAGTTTAGGTATAGGATACATTGGTCTTGCACATTACCTTGCAAAAAACAAGGTTAAGTATAATGACCCAGAAGCATATAAATTGGTACATGAGTTAACAGAAAAATTTCAATATTGTTTATTAGATGCATCTAACAAACTTGCATTTGAAAAAGGTGCATGTGATTGGTTTGATAGAACAAAATATGCAGAAGGTATATTACCTATCGACACTTATAAAAAAGATGTTGATGAAATTACACCTAATGAATTAAATGAAGACTGGGAAGGTCTTAGAGAGAATATAAAGATGCATGGATTAAGACATAGTACATTGTCTGCACAAATGCCATCTGAGTCCTCTAGTGTTGTTTCTAATGAAACAAATGGTATTGAACCACCAAGAGATTATCTTTCTATAAAGAAATCGAAAAAGGGCCCATTGAAACAGATAGTTCCATCATATCAAATGTTGCAAAACTTTTACACATTGTTATGGGATATGGAAGACAATGATGGATATATAAAGGTAGTATCTGTAATGCAAAAGTTTTTTGACCAAGGTATAAGTGGTAATTGGTCATATAACCCAGAAAATTATGAAAATAATGAAGTTCCTTTGTCAGTTATGGCAACAGACCTTCTTAAAACATATAAATATGGGTGGAAGACATCATATTACCAAAATACATATGATATGAAAACAGATGAAGTCGTTGAAGTAAAAGATGACCCACTTCCAGTACAGGAAGATTTAGATAATGAGGAATGTGAGGCATGCGCCATATAAATTTTGCAAGAAGAAGTAGAGTAGAAAATCAAGAAAGAAAAATAGAAAAGTCTGAGTTCTACAAAAAAGAAAAACAAAGAATTAAAGATAGTTATATAAACTATAACATAGAATCAAGAAATGAAATCTTTAATCCAGATACAGACCATCCAGAGGATGCACCAGAAATAACTAAAGAAGGTTATTCATTTGCAAAAAATAGATTTTTTGTTGCAAGAAACTTTTTTGAAAAAACACATATTGATTGGACTTATCATATGTTTAAGTTTCAAGAACAAAGAAAACAATTCTATAGAGAAGAACACATCATAGGTGACAACTTTGATGACAAAGGTAAGGGATTAGATACTTGGGTCAGTAAAGGAATGCCATTTCCAAACTATGGTGAAACTATTCTTTTGATGTATCAAAAGAAAATAGAAGATTTATTTGGTGTTAGATTAGTTCCAACATATTCGTATGGAAGAACTTATGACAGACATTCAAGGTTGTTAAGTCATACTGATAGACCATCATGTGAGTTTAGTGCAACCTTTCCAATATCATACAACACAGATGATAGTACACCTTGGGTCATCTGGGTTCGTAATGATATGAATTATTGTGGAATGGATAATAAAGAGTCATGGGACTTATCGATGGGAAGTCCTTTTGATGAAAGAGAAAATTGTATACCAGTCAAGTTAGAGCCAGGTGATGCATTATTCTATCAAGGTAGTAATGTAATTCACTGGAGAGAAAGATTAGCAGGTAGTTCTGCAAGACTAATCTTTATACATTATTTACATAAAGATGGCCCAATGTATAGAGATTTTCCAGAACTTGCATATGATGGTAGACCATCGATATATCATGGAACAGGAAGTAAATCTGGAAGAGCATGGGAAGATGCAAACCAGTTTCTACAAAACAAAAAGCAGTATTGGAGATATGGTAATAGTGCATTAACAGACCCAATAACAGGAAACCCATGTGGTAAAGGTTATAAGAAATATGAGTAAAGTATTTAATAGAAACAAAGTAAATTTTTTAAAGAATCCAATCTTCTTTGGAGAGGAACTTAATACCCAACGATATGACGATTTTAAATATCCGATTTTCGACAAACTTACACAAAGACAACTTGGGTATTTCTGGAGACCAGAAGAAGTTTCTCTTCAAAAAGATAGGAACGATTACAATGAATTAAGTAAAGCACATAAACATATCTTTACTAGTAATCTAAAATATCAAACATTATTAGATTCAGTTCAAGGTAGAGGGCCTGCAACTGCATTACTACCCTTCTGTACTCTTCCAGAGTTAGAAGGATGTATCATTGCATGGGATTTTATGGAGACTATCCATAGTCGTTCTTACACTTACATGATAAAGAATTTATATTCAGACCCAACCAAAGTGTTTGATACAATTTTAGATGATAAAAAAATTATTGCAAGAGCAGAATCAGTCACAAAAAGATATGATGAATTTATAGATTATGCACAAAGATATAGTTTAGGATACAAAAAAGACGAATATGAATTAAAGAAAAAATTATATCTTGCATTAATTAGTATCAATATACTTGAAGGTATTCGTTTCTTTGTATCATTTGCATGTACTTTTGCATTTGGAGAAATGAAAAAGATGGAAGGTTCTGCAAAGATTATCAGTCTGATTGCAAGGGATGAAGCACAACATCTTGCAATTACACAACACATTCTTAAATGTTATCAGAATCAAGAGAAAGATAAAGTGATGTTAAAGGTTATGAAAGATTGTGAACCAGATGTCTATCAAATGTATGAAGAAGCTGTAGAAGAAGAGAAAGATTGGGCAGAATATCTATTCATGCATGGTAGTATGTTAGGATTATCAACACCATTATTAAGTCAATATGTAGAATTTATTGCAAACAGAAGACTTCGTGCAATTGGTTTAAATCCAATCTACGATGTTTCTAGTAGAAATAACCCATTACCATGGACTCAACACTGGTTGTCCTCTAGAGGTCAACAGAATGCACCACAGGAGACTGAAATAGAGTCTTATGTAATAGGTGGTATCAAACAAGATATCAAGAAAGATACCTTTGAAGGATTTAAATTATGATGGAAGGAATTATCATAGTACCTATTTTATGGATAGTAATGTCTGCAATTTATATGATGTTATCATCAAATATAGAAGGTACAAAAGGTATACATAAAAATGTATATTATGGAAGAAAAACAGGAAAACAGTATACTGCTGAAAGGAGTAGACAAGAACACATAGTATGAAAGAATTAGGAATGACCTTATTTGGTGTAGGATTGATTGCAATATTCTTTGCAGTCAAAATATATCCTAATTTAGAATATACAGGTGTTGGTGGTGGACATTCTTGTTATGGTGAATGTTATGAAGAATATGTCAAACTAAATGGTACTGTTGTTGAGATTGAACAAAGGAAAAGAGAAATTGCAAATGCAGATGAATTTAGTTCAATTAGAAGTTTGTGGGCTGGATGTGCAGCGTGTCATGGTAATGAAGGACAAGGTATGGGAATATTTCCTAAACTTGCTGGACAAAATTCAGATTACATTATAAGTAGATTGAATGCATATAAAAACAGAGAAGAAATAGGTAATATGAGTTCAACTATGTGGTCTCAAGCAGGAATGTTGAGTGACCAAGATATTAACACAATCGGTAAGTTTATCGAGGAGACTATGAAATGATTGAGATATGGAGTAAACCTTCGTGTCCTTATTGTGTAAAAGCAAAAAACTTATGTGAACAACAAGGATATGAATATAAGTATTACATGTTGGACGAGGACTTCACTAGAGAAGAACTTTTTGAACTATTCCCAACTGCAAGAACTTTCCCTCAAATAAAAGTTGATGGACAAGCAATTGGTGGATTTGACCAACTACACAAATGGCACGAAACTGATTGGAACGAAAAATAAGGAGATAAGTCATGTCAGAACCAGACTATGTGCAGAACTTTTACTGCATGGAATGTGGTGGAGAAGGTGACATTGAACACGAAATGGGTGATGGGTACGAAGTTAAGTACTGTCCTTTTTGTGGTTCAGAATTACAAATAGAAGATGAATTTGATATTAATGAAGAACTAGATTTTGATTAAATTATGAAACCCCAAAGTGCAAAAGCAAAAGGTAGGAATTTACAAAAATGGACTCGTGAGAGACTCATTGAGGAATTAGAAATACATGAGGAAGATATTGAAAGTAGGTCTATGGGTTCTTCTGGTGAAGACCTCATTATGGCAAGAGCTGCAAGGGAGAAGTTTCCTTACTCAATTGAATGTAAAAATCAAGAACGAGTCAATGTCTGGGAATCCTATAAACAAGCACTAGCAAATTGTGGGAAGTACGAACCTATAGTTATCATTAAAAAGAATCATCATAAACCATTAGTAGTCATTGATGCAGATTACTTTATAGAATTACACAAAGATGAAGAATAAAATATCAGATTGGTTTGCAATGTCTATGACGAAGTTCTTTCGTTTTATTGCAGATACATTCTTTGCAAAAAGATATGGACATCGTGCAGTTGTATTAGAAACAATTGCTGGTGTACCTGGCATGGTTGCTGGTATGTGGATACATCTTAGAAGTCTTCGTAAAATGGAAACAGGATATGGGCCTAAGATTAGAGAACTTCTTGCAGAAGCAGAGAATGAAAGAATGCATCTTATGTTTTTTGTAGAAATTACACAACCAAATATATTTGAAAGATGGTTAGTGTTGTTTACACAAGCAATCTTCTGGTTCTTTTACTTCATTCTTTATGTTTTCTTTCCTAAGACTGCACATAGAATGATACATTACTTTGAAGAAGAAGCAGTAAAGTCATATACAGAATACCTTTATATGGTAGAAAGTGGTGAAGTAGAAAACATTCCAGCACCACAACTTGCAATAGAATATTATGGAATGAAAAAAAGTGCAAAGCTTTCAGACTTAATCAAGAAAGTCAGAGCTGATGAAGCACATCACAGTAAAATCAATTACAAATACTCAGTTGACACATAGGTACATCTTTTGATATACTACTCTTGTAATAAAAAAGGAGCAGTATGTTTTTAGAATTTAACAAAGATAATATAAAATATGAAGTAGTAGATACTTTCATAGGTGGTTCATTAAAAGGAACAGTCTATACAACTTATGGTAAACTAAATGAATTGTTTGGTGAACCAACTATCAATGATGCAAATCCAGAAGAAAAAGTTAACATGGAGTGGGTCATTGAAGGTAAAGTTTATTTCACTGATGAATATGGTGAAGAAGACTGGGAATATGTCAAAGCAACTGTTTACAATTGGAAAACAGGTTCAGTCCCTTTGGGTGAATATGGTTGGCATATAGGTGGTGATTCATATGAGTCTGTAGAACTTATTGATGCAATCATTGAAAATAATATTAAAGCAGAATATAATTACAATGAAAGATTATTTGCAGACCTTACTTAATTTGACAGATGGGTACATCTTATAGTAGAATAGAATTATGACATTAGAAGAAATGATAAAAGAATACGACAATCTTACTGAGGAACAACAAGCTCATATTGATGCAGCTCTTGATTCTCAAGATGATTGTAATCTTTGCATGTGTGGTAAGAATGTGGATGATTGTCCAGACTCTTATTCTCACATGACTCAAGGATATTAATAGTTTAGAAGAGACTACACATGGTAGTTGTATATTGGGTTAATCCCTAAAGGTACTGATGGTTGGGTTTACTCTCTCCTTCCCCATCATCGTAGTCTCTTCACTTTTTTAACGAGAGAATAACAAAAGGAATATGAGAAGTTTAAGAATAACAGCAATTACACCAACAAGAAAGTCCAGTAGTATTGGACAAGGTGGTAGAGGTAGAAGAGTAAAAATATCTATGTCTACAATGAATAAATCAAAAAAGAAATCTCACAAGAGGTACAGAGGACAAGGTAGATGAAGTTTGACCCAAAAGAGTTAAAAAACTCTACAAGGATTTTCAAATCTGCAACACCAAAATATACCATTGATTGGTATGTTAAGTGGATTGCATCTATATTTGTATTAAGTGCAATGTCATTAAGAGGTATCCCAGAGTATCAAGAAACAGATTTGATATTATCAGCAATAGGAGTGACTCTTTGGTTATGGGTATCAGTTGTTTGGAAAGATAGAGCATTAATTATTTTAAATGGTGCTGGTCTTTTATTTTTAATGAGGAATCTATTAGAATTATGGGTACAATAAATTTAGGTAATAGTTTAAGGTATGACATGACTGGTCGTAAAAGAAAGACCAAGAGTTTAAAAACTAAGAAGAAGTGTCATACTATGTCATACTCAACTCTTAAAACACCACAACATATTTTGGATAGACAAAAAGAGATAGAAGAACATAGGAAGAAGTATCCTTCTTTAGGAACAGGAACAGGATATTCACCTCAGTCAGATAGTTCATGGAAACAAGAAGAGTCTAAGAACTTCACAGTTGCACCAGCATACAATAAGGGTGCATATCAAGTAATACCAAGAAAGGATGTTAAATGGATTGGGAAGTAATTAACACCTTTTGTGCATTGGTTATTACAGTGTTTATGGGATTATTTGCTTGGGAATCAAGTAAATTAGTTGATGAAAGTAAAAAGAGAGACCATGAAAGAAAGAAGTCAAAAAAGTAGTTTTTATAAGTAAATTATATGGGAAAGAGAAAACAAAAATCTCTTGATGAAATCTATTATGGAGTAGAACCTCATAACGAGGATACCAGAGACAAATCTAAATGTCTCAATTGGTATAACTACATGAGTGATAATAAATCATGTGGTGAATGGTTATCATTATGGATGTCAGAACAAGGGTACGAAGAAAAATACTGTAAAGGTATTAAAAGACTTTCCTATGTCCCTCGTACTGCAGCTGCACTTGCAAGAATGCAAATGAGGAAAGTTCCATGTATCTTTGAAGACAATCTTCTAGACCCCAACACAACTATCTTTATTGAAGAACATGTTAATAAATGTATTAAAGATATAGATTCACTTAAAGCAACTAAAGATGCAAAGAAGAAAAAGAAACCAACAGTTTCTATTCAACAAAGAATATTAGAAAAGTCACATGAATACTCTGGTGAAATAGAAGAAGAGTTAGACAATTTCCTAGATAATCCAAAACATAAGTTTGATACATTTACATATCTAACAGAAAAAAGAGTGTCAGGCCCTGTTGCAATTCAAATTGGTAATTGGTTTCATCCCATACAAAAAGAATTAAAAGAAGCACTTAGTGGTGATTGTCCTCAACTTAAAGAAGCATATTCATTTCTTAACAAAAAAGGTCTTAGAGACTTTCATCAATTTGTTTGTGATATTATATCAAGTTGTGATAAGTATGCAGAAGGTCAAAAGAAACACAGAAAGAAAAGAAGAAAAAAAGTATATACTGCAACTGAACAAACAAAGAACTTAAACTACAAGATAACAGATACAGAGTATCATCTTACATCACTTAACCCAGAGTTAATCGTGGGTGCAATGCAATTATGGACATTCAACACAAAAACCAAAGAGGTGACAAGATTTGTTGCAGAGGATAGAGGTGGTCTTGCAGTAAAAGGAACAACCATTCAAAAATTCAATAAACTTAGTTCTATGAAAAAGATAGGAAACAAAACACAATATTTCCTTGACAGAATCCAAGATGGTGGTAAAATAGTATTAAGTAAAGTATTAGATGAAATAAACACAAAATCATCTAAACCTACAGGAAGAATAAACGAACATTTTATATTATTGAGAACTGAATGATTATAGTAGACCTAACACAGGTTCTAATTGCATCCCTCATGGCACAGACTAGAGGTGGTAGTGAACCTATTGATGAAAACCTAGTAAGACACATTGCACTTAAATCCCTTGCATTGTATCGTAAGAAATACTTTAAAACATATGGAGAGTTAGTCCTTGCAGA